TTATTCAAAATCTACTGTGCCTATAACTTTGCCTGCACAGCGAATGTCATCATACTCGGCTAACTTAATTGGTTCGTATACAGGATTGAGGGAAATAAGCTCTCCTTTTCCCATTTGCTTAACATATGAATCACCGTTCAAAATGAAAATTCCGATTTCTCCTTCTAAAATTGAAGGAGATTTTTTTATTAATAGAACATCGTTATCAAAGAATTTAGGCTGCATACTATCTCCCCTAACTTTAAGCATAAAATCAGCCTGTTCTGTTAGAGAAGTTTTGGGAATAGTCATCCATTCAACAGGAATATCATCAGACAACCAATTACCGGTGCCGGCAGAAGCCCCGGTCATATATAAAGGAATAATTCTGCTTTTTGTTGGTTCTTTTACAACTTGTGATTCCTGCTTTTCAACCTGTTTGGGCATTTCATCAGTTCTGCCAAGCAGAAAATCTCCTGAAACATTGAAATAATCAGCAAGGATATTTAAGCTATCATACTTTGGAAGTTGTCTTCCACTTTTCCAATTACTTATTAAAGATTCAGAAATACCAGTATCTTTTGACATCTGATAAGCTGTAACATTGCAATTTTGTAGTAATTGCTTAAAAATATCACTAAACATTTATGCACATCTCCAAACTTCGCAAAAGCAAAGTATTTTATCTTGAATACTTTGCAAATGCGTAGTGTAATAATACCATAGTAATTTATTTACTTAATAATACCATAGTCATATTTTAAAAACAAGGAGGTATTGCAATGAAAATAGCTGAAAATCTAAAAAAATTCAGAAAACAACAAGGCTTGTCACAAAAAGAGCTTGCTCAGGTTGTAGGCGTTAATCAAACAATGATTGCTCATATAGAAAACGGTGTAAAAATCCCCTCGCTTGCGGTTAGTCTTGAATTAGCAGCCGCACTCAACACAACTGTTGATGAGCTTTGCAAGGGGGCATAAAAAATGATTGGAAAAGTATTTAACAGATATACAGTATTAGGCAATGTAAACAATCGTGTAATTATTGCCCACAATCCGAAAGCGGTTGAGCCTTGGGTTGTATGGTGGCTTGACAGTGACGGTGATCCGTACAGTGGAAGTTATTTCTCCGATCGTGCAGCAGCGGTCAAGGAATTTATTGCAAGGTCTTTTTAAATTTTAAATAGGAGGCTCATTATGGGCGAGCTTATCAGTAAGAAGTGTGCAAAATGCGAAGTAAGATTTGAAACTGTTTATCCATTCCAAAAGCTTTGCTACAGGTGCGGACATCCTCTTCACAAACCTAAGAAGAAAGTTGAAAAGCCGTACAGAGAACTTACAGAAGATACTGAATTTCTTGTTTGCGTGTATTATTGGCGAGGTGACAGTACAGAGCAAATAGGCAATGACCTCGACAGAAATCCTAATCAGATTTCAGACATAGTATATGAAGCTAAGAAAAGCGGCAGATATAACGAACATATCAAACGGCATATCGACTATGCCGGGGACACAAGAAAAATCAAGGAGGATATATGGAAAGATTAACAATAAAATTAGGAAGCTGCATTGTTGGATACAAAGCGAGCAATAAAACACTTGCTCCTGCGGAGTTGTCGATAGGTCAGACACGAGAAGTGCTGCAAAGACTTTGCGAATACGAGGAAACCGGATTATTACCTGATGAAATCTTAGAACTAAAAAAATCAAGGAGAATAATTATGAGTGACATTTTAGAAGAACTACACAGAGAAGCGAGATACGCTTTGAACAGTCATTCTCTTAACTTAACATACCAAACATATGGAAAAGCCGAAATGGCTTATAAGCTGAAAGCAATTACTTGGGATGAGTTTTCAGAACTTAATACTATTTTAGTAAGAAATGGTATGAATAATCCGGCTGCTGAACTTCATTAATGCCGAAACCGCCGCAAGGCGGTCAGCAGGAAATGACCTCCCTGCTCTGATGATGGCAGGTCAAAAGGATGTGATTTTTTGACTTATCTTACAGTTAAAGAAGTTGCTGAAATACGAGGATGTTCTGAAAGATATATAAAAATGCTTATTTCGGGTGGCAATATCTGCAGTAACGAAACAGTGAACAACAACAATCGAAAAAAGTATTTAATACCTTTATCGGAGCTTTCTCATTCAGAACAACTTAAATATTATAAATCTCACGCAATACCTATCCCTGAGGATTTGTTACCTGAACGCAAGACAGAACGACCTCACAAGGAATTTGATGAATTTTCGGCTGAACAGCGAGAAGAAATTGCAAGCTGGATACGAATTATCAAGTCGTGGGATGAATATTGTGCAACATCAAAGTTGAGCAAGGTAAACGCTACTGAAAAGTTCGTACAACTGCAGAGGGTTGCTAACCCGGAGATTAATATTTCAAAAGGCATTTTATACCGCAAAAAAGCGGCTTTAAAAGAAGATGACCTTGCAGGGTTGATTGACAACCGAGGAAGTTGGAAAAAGGGTACATCAACTATACCCGATGTAGCGTGGGACTGCTTTATGAGCTTTTATCTTGATGAGGCTCAGCACCCGATTAAGGCTTGTTATGAGTACACTAATATGTGGATTAAACAATCTGCTCCTCAGCTCTTACCACTGCCGGCTTATTCGGCGTTTTATCGTAAAGTACAGAATGATATTCCAAAGCCACTTGAGATTATGGGGCGTGAGGGAATGAAAGCCTTTCGTGACCGCTGTGCTCCATACATCAAGCGTACATACGAGGGTATGGCAAGTAACGAATGGTGGATTGCAGATAACCACACTTTTGATGTGCAGACTAAAGGAGCGGACGGAAGTGTTCACAGACTTTACCTTACAGCGTTTTTTGATGCTCGTTCGGGTATCTTTACAGGTTGCTATGTAACATCTGCTCCTTCGTCACAGGCTACACTTATCGCACTGCGTAAGGGCATTATGAAATACGGAATACCCGAAAATATATATGTAGATAACGGTAGAGAATTCTTGACATTTGATGTAGGTGGACTTGGACACAGAACTAAGAAAAGCCAAAAGGGCAAGTTTACACCGCCACCTGTATTTGAGCGTCTTGGAATAAAAATGACAAATGCTCTTGTACGAAACGCAAAGGCTAAAATCATTGAACGCAGATTTAGAGATGTCAAGGATGGATTTTCAAGACTTTTTCCTACATATACAGGCGGAAATGTTTGCGAAAAGCCTGAAAGGCTTAAGCATATTCTCAAAGACGGCGATAAAATTCCAACCGATGAAGAATTCACAAAAGCTGTTGAGGAAATTCTTACATACTATATGAACGAAAAGCCTTACAGCGGAGCAGTAAGCTCGGACAGTGGTAAAACCCGAATGCAGGTTTACAGAGAAAACCTCAAAGAAAAGCGAGTTGCCTCGGAGCTTGACCTTAACATTATGCTTATGCGTAGCACAAGAAGTCAGAAAGTCGGCAGGCGTGGCGTACATCTTACTATTGCAGGAGAAAAGATTGATTACTACAACGATGAGCTTATTCTCAATTACTTTGGCAAGGAAATGTATTGCAGATATGATCCTGAGGATATTTCAACAGTTAGAGTGTATGACCTAAATGATAACTACATAATGACTGTACCTGTTGATAATGAGGCGGTACTTACTTATGGTTCATCTAAAGACGCAGTAGGACAGGCTTTACGCAAAGTCAGAAGTCTTGAAAAGCTCACAAAGCAGGAGCTTAAAGCAAGTCAGATTACCGCACTCGGCAAGAAAACGGCTCTTGAAATTGTGCTTGCCGCTGCCGAAGAAAACAAAGCAAAAGCAGAGGAAATAAATCCGAAAGTAATTTCCGTACATCGTGCCGATGAAACGGCAGAACAGTTGCCTGTGGCAGTCGGTCAGAATAACATAGTAAAAATTGATAAAGCAAAAATGATCAGGAATCTTGAAGAAAGACAAAAGGAGGAATAAATATGTCAATCAATCCTGAGTTACAGCAAAAACTGAGAGATTACATAAATGAATCTTGTAATGGCTCTCAGAATCAAGCCGCAAAAGCACTTGGTTGGTCACCTGCATACATTTCAACTTATCTCAAAGGCGATTTTAAGGGCGATTTAGCTAAGTTTGAGGCATCACTGACGGAGGCTTTTTCAAACAAGAATGCAGCGGTAAACCTCAGGAGTGCGGTTGTAAGCGGTACATACAAGCCGACAGGAATAAGCGAGGGTGTGTATGAAACAATCCGATTGTGTCACCTCAAGGGCGGTTTGGCTATTGAGTGCGGCGACGCAGGAATCGGAAAGACTATGGCTTGTAAGAAGTATGCAGAGGACTTTCCGACTTCGGCGATATATGTTACTGTTAATCCTTGTCTGGTTACACTCAATGCCTTTTTAAAGCTGATGTGCCGTACTCAGAAGATTACGGCAAGCGGTCGCAAGGATGAAATGTGGATGAGGCTGTCAGACAGCTTTGCAGGAGAACGCAAGGTGATTATCATTGATGAAGCTCAGCACCTGCCTATCAAGACTATTGAGGCAATCAGAGCCTTTTTCGACAGTAATCCCCTGTTGGGCATTTGTCTTGTAGGCAACATAGAAACTGTAACTAATACAGGCAGAAGTAAAGAGGCATTTGCTCAGATTAGAAACAGAACAAAACTTACTGAAATCAGACACACAACATCAATTACTGCAAATGATATAGCGTTGCTTTTCCCACCTGTTGCAGATGACGAAAAAGCAAAAGGTTTACTGCTCGGAATATCTCGCTCAGAGCAGGGTATTCGAGGAGCAAGTAATGTATTTTCAAATGCAGTTGACAACGGCAATATTACATATGACGGTTTACTTGCAATGGCTAAAGCCATGAAAATTAATGTTTATGGAGGAATTTAAAATGAGTTTAAAAAGAATTATGTTGTATGTTTTAACAGGATTTTGTATGGGAGCAATTACCCTTGCAATGCTCGAAAAGATGGGATTTCGCATAGCCTCATATGGCGTTGAAATGCTTTTTATCCCCTGTGTAGTGCTTTGTATATGCTTTGGATGGGCGTTAAAAACAGATGTATTAAGACTATTTAGGAGGGATAAGAATGGTAGTTCACGCAGAAAATGAAAAGCAGAAAGCGGTTGCCGCAATACATATTTGCAAAGGCAGTATTTGCGGTAAATGCCTGAATTTCAGCAAAAGCATTATCAACAGCGAAAGAGGCTATTGTATTTTTCGCAATTCACCGGTAGAAAGATGCGATTATTGCAGTTATTTCAAGGAGGACACAAGGAAATGACAAGCGAAGACTGGAAACAGGTTGAAAAAGACCTTAAAATTGTTGATTTATACACTGTAAAGCTGCTGATCGACGGATACGAAGTATCATTACAGCTACGGCAGATTTCACAGTTCAGAAATGCTATTGTGGTATATGTTAACGGTGTATTTCGTGGTAAGTGGCTTACTGAGGATTGCGAAGAGCGCAGAAGATTTTTTCCTTGTAAAAAACGCTGCTTAACTAATACCAACGAGCTTAAGAAAATGGGAATTCGCAGTAAGAAGGAAATTCAGAAATATAAGGAAAGTGCAACATATAATCAGTATTCATCAGGATGGACGAATTTCAAGGCTATGAAAAAGCACTTTGAAACGAACAATAAAAGTATAGAAATTCTGGAGGTTTTATAATGGACATAACTTTTGATGAGAAGATAGCAAAACAGGCAGGATGTGCACACATTGACAATTTATGTAACAAGGCAAAGCAAGCAATTATAGCTGAAAAAACAGTCATTATCTCAATAATCGGAGATGATGGCGAAAGAGATGCTACCATAGCAGGAAATCCTTTGGATGTAACGACAGAACTTGCAACTCTAATGGTGATTCACCTGGAGAGAATAAAAAATCAGAATGGTAAAGCAGTCGCAAATATGTATTTAAATGCTTTACTGGAAAGTATTAATCGGTATTGGAATCAGGGATAACTCCCTGATCCTTAATGCAGCTCCCTTAGGAACGGTCACAAGCCCGTAAGAATGCAGAGTGAGGACACAACACACAATTCAAATTTTTAAAAATCAAGGAGGTAAACACATGACAACATCAAAAAGAATATGCAAAAGCGGCTCAATTACTCTGCCAAAGAAAGTTAGAGCCGAGGCAGGATTGTTCCCCGGCAACGCTGTTAATATTAGCACTTCGGCTGACGGAACGGTAACAATTAAGCCGTCAGCTCCCTGTTGTCGCTTTTGTGGAACAGTTGAAAATGTAATCGTTGCTGATAATGTTGTTATTTGCCGCAAATGTGCTGAAAAATTACTTGCAAAGGTGGATGTAACAAATGACTGATTTAAGAAAACAGATTGATGAGCTTGCGGCAATTAAGGTTGATATGGGAAAGCTCAAGGAGCGTAAGGATAAGCTTGAGGCTGAAATTATAAAGCAGTGCACCGCTGACCTTGAGAATACGAAGTATAAGAGTATTCGATATGAGGGTGATGTTTTTGACCTGACAGCCGTTACAGCTGAAAGTCTTAAGGTTACATACGATTCTTTCTTACCAATAATTTTTGGTAAAGCATACGAGGACGCAGTAACAGAAAAGAAAGACTATTCTTTATCAGCTCCGGCAAAGCGAATGCTGATAGGTCTTTGGACAGGAAATTATGTAAAATGCACTGTAAAAGAAGTCATTGAGCAAATGAACGGCGTTACTGATGAAGAGCGCAAGCAGCTCCTTAAGAAGTGTAAAGGCATTAACTATGACAAGGATGTCAGCAATATCTTAAAGTTTACTTCCTTGTCAGAGGAAGATGCAAAGGAATATGCTTATCTCATTTCTGATGCTGCCGTCTGGCAGGATTTTAAAAATCTTCTCACTATTAACGGCATTGATGATGAAGAGCAGATTAACGATATTCTTCTTAAAATTCAGAGTGTATTTGTGGTTGAGGAAAGCACAAAAATCTCTTTAAGCTGAGGTGAATTAATTGTTAAAACCACAGCAAACTCAAAGAATTTATGCTATGGGCGCAAGGCTTGGACTTGTTGAAAGCGGTAATAAAAATGACCTGCTACACGAACTTGTGTATAGCATAGCACAGAAAAATAGTGTACGAGAGCTTGATGAACAGGAATACAGAAAAGTCGTTGCAGACCTTGCAAACAAACTTAAAATAGCTAATCTTACAGAGCCAAAGACGGTGCATCCTTTCAAAGCACAAAAGCGTGAGGAAAAGGGTATCGGCAAAATGTCAGACGGTCAGATCAGGAAAGTATGGCAGCTGATGTATAGTCTGGAAAAGCTTGACATAAAGCCGTCAAGTGCAAGACTTGGTGACCGCTTATGCGGTATAATCAAAAAAGAATTACATATTGACGCTATACCGAAAGAACCTTTTGCATGGCTCACTTATCAGCAGGGAGTTAAACTGATTGAAATACTAAAAAAATACATTGCAAATGCTCAAAGGAGGAAGGACGGTGGAAATACATCTTGATGATCTCATAGGCACTCAGCGTGATATAGCTGAGGTAATAGGTATTGAAAACTATATTAAGCTGTGCAAATCTTTTGGCGGCGATACTGTGTATATTCAAAAATATACGGAATTACAAAAGGTTGAACGCAATGCTGAAATTAAAGCAAAATATAACGGTTACAACAGCAGCCAGCTTGCAAAGGAGTATGATTTGTCAGAGCGATATGTCAGACTGATATGTTCAGGCGGACAGCTTGACGGTCAGCTTAGTATCTTTGACGATTAGGAAATAAATTAAGGATATTTTTCCTCTACGAAATATCCGAATTATAAGGTATTATTGAGTTAGAAACTTGATAATACCTTATTTTTATGGAGTTGAAAATATGAATTTTACGGCAGACACTTGGTGGCTGTTCGGTCTTATTGTCACAGGAGCAATAGCAATTATCGGCTTTTTCCTTAAGCGTACAATTAACGAGGCTGACAGACACGATAAAGAAATCAAAGAAATTCAGCTGTCTTATGTGACCAAGGATGAGCTTAAGGATGTTAAAAATGATGTAAATAAATCTATTGGCAAGCTGCAGACAGATGTAGAACAAATTAAGGATACTTGCTTAACAAAGAAAGATTATTACAACTCAATCAATGAGGTTAAAGATGAAATCAAAACACAAAACAAGCTGATTATGGAGCTTTTAAGAGGAGGAAAAAGAAATGATGATTGACGCTGCACAGGAGTATATGCAGAAAATCAAAGCGAGAAATTTTGTCAAGAATAACGGTCAGGTGTTGAGAACAATTAATATTCTTCATGTAGGTTATGAAAAACTCTCTGATGTAAAATATGCGTTAGGCGACATTCAAGAGCACGATTTTCTTTCTTCTGTCAACTATCTTTTTCTTTCAGAGTATATCCTACTCCGAAAAATCAAAACTAAAGAACCTGCCGATATTGCTGATGTAGCATATGAGGAGCTCGAAGCAAAGCTGTCACAAAAAGGCATTAAGCTTCTTGACGGCACAATAAGCGACAACTCGGTTGAGGTGTGACTATGGGCAGGAACAACCGCAGAGCCTGCGGAAAGATAGACAAGCTCCCTGCTGACCTCAAGGATACCGTAGATCAGATGCTTGTCAGCGGTCAAACATATCGTGAGATAGTTTCCTACCTTGCCGAAAACGGCGAACAGCTTTCACAAGCTGCCGTAAGCAGATATGCGGCACGCTTTCTCGCTAACGCACAACAGCTCAGAATTGCACAAGAAAATTTCAGAATGATACTCACCGAAACGGAGCGTTATCCTGAGCTTGACCCTGCCGAGGCTATTTTACGTATGGCATCTCAGAAAGTTTTTGACGCTATTGCAAAGCTTGACGAAGGGCAATTTGATGATGTGTCGGCTGACGACCTGCTAAGACAGGCTACTGCCCTTGCAAGGGCAGTTGCTTACAAACGCAAAACAGACATTGATGTCAAGTCAGACAAGCAGATTGCACTTGAGGAAAATCAGAGCTTGCTTTATGAAACTATCAAGAAAAGTAACCCACGCTTGTATAACGAGCTTATGGACGAGATTACAAAGCTTAAAAAACAAGCTAAGGAGGCTTAGTATGGAAAAATACGAATGGTATGTACTACATGTCAGAACAGACTGTGAGCTTGATGTTGCAAAAGCTTTAGAAAAGCGAGGCTTTTCAACTGCTGTGCCTGTTGAAAATCATATTATCCGCAAGAGTGGAAAATGGACTAAGAAAACCTACATTGTCTTTACAGGCTATGTTTTCGTTTTTATGCGATACGGCTGGTCAAAATATTATGCTATGAACAATATCAGCGGAATTATTAAAATTCTTGGCGGTGGTCAGAACCCCATTCCGTTAAGCAACTCTGAATCGGAGTTTATCCTCAAACTTTCAGAACTGCTTTCCGAGCCATCAGTGCTGAAATTCAATGATGATAACAGCTACGAGATAGTCAGCGGATTTTTGACAGAGTACAAAGATAAAATCGTTAAAATCGAACGAAGATACAAGAAAGCGACAGTCAAAATTACTGTTGCAGGAGAAGAAAAAGAAATAAAGGTGTCTTTTGTTGAAGACACAGAACAAATGCCGGAGCAGACAGCGGATTGATTCGTCTTCGCTTGATGAATGGTTGTTATATGCTTTGTACCGATAACACTTAAAGTTAGCGGATGGCGAAGCTCGCTCAAACGGTATTTAAACTTATTTTAAGCACCCTTTAGTAAACCCAAAAATGATTTGTATGACTATTGTCCTTATTGTGGGACTAAAATGAATTTGAAGAGTGAAAAATGATGAGAGAAATATTATTCAGAGGTAAGAGAGTAGATAATGATGCGTGGGTCGAAGGTTTATTGACAATAATGTGGGGGCAGTATCACATTATACAACCTAATGATGAAAATACAGCTTACCCGATTATCCTCAAAACCATTGGACAGTACACAGGAATGACTGACAAGAAAGGCACAAAGATTTTTGAAGGAGATATCATTGATTTTTCTGGTCGCTCGGACGGTGAAGGCTATGGAGTTGTTCAGTACGATGTCGATGAAACTGAATTTGGAATTGTGTATGATTCAATCTATGAGGGATTAGGCAGACGCTATTATTCAAGAGGTATTGAAGTTATCGGCAATATCTTTGATAATCCGGAGCTTTCTGAAGAGTGGTAAAAGCGGCGACCACCGAAAGGTTGAGCTGATTGTAAGACCATAACAGGTGTTTTTATTTTGGAGGTGAGTGCGAGAATGGATAAGCTGTCAAAACTTGAACAACTGCTCAAGGATACAAACACAAAGCAGGATTTTAATATAGTTGAAGATTTAAAGTCACTTGCTCTTTCCTATGGAGTTGTTAAGTCAAGAGAGTTCAGAAAGAAATTAAATGCTCTTATTACGAAATACGAAAATGACGAACTGACGGCAATTCGTGAGGCACTGATAAAGAAATGCCAAAGCGGTGACACCCAGGCTATTAAGCTGTATGCCGAATACTTCAAGCCTGAAACTGTTGTCAGTGTTGACGACGGATTGCTTGAGGCACTTGCAGGTGCAGGCAAGGAGGCTTTTGCTGATGAAATTTAAACCATTTTCAAAGAAACAGCTTAAAGTTCTCTCCTGGTGGAAGGTTGACGGAATTAAGGATAAATACGATGCAATCATAGCAGATGGCTCTGTCCGTTCCGGTAAGACGGTCAGTATGAGCATATCCTTTCTGATATGGGCAATGGATACCTTCTCTGACTGCAACTTTGCAATCTGCGGTAAGACTGTAGGCTCTTGCCGCAGAAATGTTATTAAGCCGCTTATCAATATGCTAAAGCACAGATATGACATCAAGGACAAACGCTCGGAAAACTCACTGACAGTCAGTAAAAACGGAAAGACAAACACTTTTTACATTTTCGGCGGTAAGGACGAAAGCTCACAGGACTTAATTCAGGGTGTTACGCTTGCAGGCGTACTCTTTGATGAGGTTGCTCTTATGCCACGCTCATTCGTTGAGCAGGCTCTCGCCCGTTGCTCGGTTGAGGGTGCAAGATTTTGGTTTAACTGCAACCCCGATAATCCTAATCACTGGTTTTATCAGGAATGGGTTTTAAAGGCTGAGGAAAAGCACGCATTAAGACTTAAATTTTTAATGGATGATAACTTGAGCTTATCTGAAAAGGTTAAGCAACGGTATTACAGCCTTTATCAAGGTACATTTTACCGCCGCTTTATCCTTGGTGAGTGGGTTATTGCCGAAGGTCTTGTGTATCAGGATTACAATGACCATATTAAGGATAAGTTGTGGGACGGCAATCCCGATGAGCTTGTCGGACGGTGGTACATCTCAATGGACTACGGTACTATTAACCCTTGTTCAATGGGATTGTGGTGCGTTACCGATAAAGAGGCAATCAGAGTTGACGAATACTACTATAACAGCCGAAAAGAGGGTTACCAACGCACCGATGAAGAGCATTATGCAGAGCTTGAAAAGCTCGCAGGCGACCGATACATAGAATATGTAATCATTGACCCGTCCGCTGCATCTTTTAAGGCTACAATAAAAAGACACAACAAATTTTATGTAAAGTCGGCGAACAATGATGTGCTTAACGGCATCAGAACCACAAGCCAAATGCTTAATGACGGTCGAATAAAAATTGGCGTCAAGTGCAAAGCATCACAAGAGGAGTTCGGAATGTACCGTTGGGATGATAAGGCGGCGGAGGATAAGGTTATCAAAGAAAATGACCACGCTATGGACGATATACGCTACTTTGCTTATACGATAGCTAAGCGTGAGTTTAAATATAACTATTAGGAGGTGAAAATGTGCCAAAGCGGAGAAAATTCGTATTACTTAATTGGCTTAGAATACTTGCAAATAAGCTGTTTCCCGAAAGCGTAGCTAATGCGTATTCATATAACGATATGGAGGAGGCTATGGAGGATTGGCTTGAAATATATGCTGACCTGCCATGGTGGAGTGAAAGCTGTCATAACAAAACTCTCAATCTCGGTGCAACGATAGCATCTGAATTTGCAAGACTAATAACAATAGAGTTTGAAAGTGAAGTCACAGGCTCAAAGCGTGCAGACTTTTTGCAGGAACAGTACGAAAGGCTGCTTAAACAACTTAGAATTAAGCTCGAGGCAGCTTGTGCTGTTGGCGGCATAATGTTTAAGCCGTATGTGCGTAAAGGTGTTATTTTGCCTGATTGCATTACGCAGGATAAATTCATTCCTATTGAATACAGCAACGGCATTATTACCGCTGCTATATTTTTTGACCAACAGGTTAAAGGCAAGGATTACTACACACGAATTGAAAAGCAGACTTACAGCTATGAGAACAAATCACACACGATTGAAAGTCATTTTTTTGTTTCGTCAAGTCCAGATAACATCGGAGAGGAAATAAATCCTGAAAATCTTGGCAGCGATATGTGGACAGGTATTGACCCATACATAGTTATTAATGATGTTGACCGTCCTCTTTTTGCATTTTGGAAAGTCCCATTTGCAAATCACATAGAAAGTGACAGTCCCTTAGGTGTGTCTGTTTACAGCCGAGCAATTAAGCTGCTTAATGAGGCTGACTTGCAGTGGGATAGGTACTTATGGGAATTTAAGGGTGGCGAGCTTGCGGTTGATGCAGGTGAGAAAGTCCTTAGACAGCGACCGGGCGAAGATACGCTTGGGACACCGTCAACTCGTGATAGGCTGTTCCGTAAGTTCAACATCGATGCAGACGATAACAAAAAATCATTTTATGAAGTTTTTAATCCGACCCTGCGTGACGAAAACTATTCAAGAGGTCTGAACGAAATCAAAAGGCAGATTGAGTTTAACTGCTCTCTTGCGTACGGTACGCTTTCAAATCCGCAAAATGTAGATAAGACAGCGGAAGAAATTAAGGCGTCTAAACAGCGCAGTTATACCGCCGTTTCCGATATGCAACACTCGCTTGAGGCGGTGCTTGAGGACTACATATATGCTTGCAACGCTATGACAGACGCTTGTAATCTTGCTCCGTCAGGTGAGTACGAAGTCAGCTTTAATTGGGGTGACGGTGTACTCGAGGACAAAGACAAGGAGCAGGCTATACAGCTTAACGAGGTCAACAGCGGTATTCGCAAAAAGACAGATTATCTCAAGTGGCGTTACGGTGTAGACGACAAACAAGCGGCAGAAATGTTACCTGAAAGCGGTGTGCAGAGCTTTTTTAACGAGGGTGGTGCTTAATGCTTACACCTGAACAGCTTGCACATTGTGCAGATGATATTGTAGAGCTTTACAGTCAGCTTGAAGAGGCTATCGTCCGAGATGTTGCAAGAAGAATTGTTAAAACAGGAACAATGACCGATACAGCAATATGGCAAACACAGCATATGCAGGAGCTTGGCACGCTTAACTCTGACATTTTAAACAGTATTTCAAAGTACAGCGGTAAATGTGAGTCGGAGCTTAAAAAGCTGTTTGAAGACGCTGCCATTACTGCGACTGAATATGACAACGAAATATACAGAGCAAACGGACTGAATCCGAAATCCATTAAAGTTTCCGACACTCAGCTGCAAATACTTGAGGCAAGCTACAAAAAGACACAGGGCAACCTAAGCAATCTTACTCTGACAACGGCGGTATCATCTCAAACGAGCTTTATTAATGCTTGCAGTCTTGCAGAGCTTAAAGCCACAAGCGGTGCATTTTCTCCGCAGCAAGCTATTGTTGATGCGATAAAGCAAGTAGCCGTCAACGGTGCGGAGGTGATATATCCGTCAGGGCATACAGATAAGCTTGATGTAGCGGTTCGCCGCAATGTTATGACGGGCATAGGTCAGACCACAGGACAAATTTGCCTTGCCAACGCTCGTGAGCTTGGCTGTGACCTTATGGAGATTACCGCCCACGCAGGAGCAAGACCGAGTCATTCATATTGGCAAGGTCAGGTTGTGAGTTTAAGCGGCAGAAAAGGTTATCTTTCCTTGTCAGACATTGGCTACGGTTCGGGTGACGGTTTTAAGGGGTGGAACTGCAGACACGATTGGTATCCGTATTTTGGCGGCACACGAATGTATGACGAAGAAAAGCTAAAGCAGATGGACGCTAAAAATATTGAGTATCCTGACGGCTCTATGCACACTCTTTATGAAGCAGAACAAAAGCAACGAGCTTATGAAAGAAAAATCAGGGAGTCAAAACGCATCCTTGCGGCTTACGATGAAAGCATAAAGGGTGCAGAGGACAACGCTGTGCGCAAGGCTTATCAGAATATATTTGACAAGGAATCGGTAAAGCTGAAAAGGCGTGAGTCTGAGCTTGATAATTTCTGCGATAAAACTGGTTTACTTAAGCGCAGTGACAGAGTTCAGAAGTACGGCTTTGGCAGAAGTACGGCGCAAAAGTCAGTGCAGGCGAATAAAAAAGCTGTTGCAAAAAACGCAAAAAAGAGTATAATAAAAAATATAGACATTGATGATTTTGAACTTATTACATATGGGAAAAATATTTCTTCAGAAGTTGGTAAAATGATTGTTGATACAATGTCCAAATGTGAGGCTAATGGCAAGTTTGTTATAAGTGAAATTGTAGCGAAGAGTCTTCCTAAGACTCCAGACGGAACTCCAGTTTTACAAATCGAACCGATTGGAAATGGATTGCTACAACTAAACTTAAATACGGATGTACTTTCTAATAAAACACTTGAAGAAATTGATAAATTATTTGCTAACTCGAATTTATCAGTTGCAAATTCATTAGAGGAAGCAATTGTACATGAAAGCGGACACGCAAAAATGATATTTGGAAAAACATCAAAAGAAGTTAAAATCTTGTATGAAAAATTATCAGAAATTCATATTAAAGGTATTAGCTTTATTGCGTATAACGATGGAGCTGAAGCTCTTGCTGAATTAGAAGTACTGAGAAAGCGTGGAACTCAAGTATCTGAAGAGATGAAACAATTTTATGAAAAATATATGAGGAGAAAATATTGATGATTTGTATTGTAGACTGCGGTAAATGTAAACATCATAAAAAATTTCTATTAGATGGATGGAAACCTTGTTGTGATGCTTTCCCTAATGGAATTCCTATGAATTTTAATTTTGGCAAAGTTAAAGAGATGAAAGAATGTAATAACGGAATTGGATATGAAGAAAATAAAGCAGGCTCAAAATTTGGCTTGTAACTAATTTTACATTTAAAAGTAAAATTACACTACTAATCAATTAAAACGCAAATTAAACGATTTTAAACGGCATTTAAAGGGGTATTTGAAATACTCCTTTTACTTTTGCCACAAATTTATATTTATAGGTTATAAGCTCCCGATTTTCGGGGGCTTTTAATATTGTAAAAAATTTAAACGGAGGTAAAACTATGGACTTAATGGAAATCCTTAAAGCCTTGTTTGGTGATGAGGCTCTGACATTTGACCAGTTTGCCGAAAAGGTGAACAATGCTGCAGATGTCAAGCTCGGTAACATTGCAGGCGGTCAGTACATCGAAAAGGAAAAGTATGACGATGTGTCAAATCAGCTTAAAACTGCAAATGAAAATCTCGAGGGTTATGACCCTGATTGGCAGACAAAGCTTGCACAGGCACAGGCAGACGGTGAGAAAAAGCTCAATGACTATAAGTTTGAGCAGGCTGTTGAAAATGCTATCAACAACGCAGGTGCAGCGGATTTGGTATCTGTAAAGGCTAATCTTGATATGTCGAAGATTGCACAGGGCGAAGACGGCAAAATCACAGGTCTTGACGAACAGCTTGCAGAGCTTAAAACGAACAAGCCTTTTCTTTTCAAGTCTGATGAACCACAGAAAAAGTTAAACCTCGGCGGACCCACGGGCGGTGCGAAAGCAAAGTCCGGCTCAAACATCAAGTCTGCCGTTGAAGACTACTATAAGAAATAAGGAGGACACAAAATGCCTATTACATTAGCAGAAGCAAGTGTCGGCAGAGCCGACAAGGTTACACAGGAGGTTATTGATACTCTCCGCCGTGGCTCACAGTTTATGGATGAGCTTACTTTTGATGATGCCGTATCTCCGGGTGTCGGAGGCTCAACTCTCACTTACGGTTATCTCCAGCTCCAGACCCCGTCAACAGCGGCAGGCAGAGCTATTAACAGCGAATACACAGCCAATGAGGCAAAGAAAGTCAAGAAAACCGTTGACCTTAAAATCTTCGGCGGTGCAAGCGAGGTTGACCGTGTTATTCAGGAGGCAACAACAAACGAAATTGCGTTTCAGCTCGAGCAAAAAACTCTTGCCACAAGAAACCATTTTCAGAACTGTTGCATCAACGGTTCAAAAACTGACAAAACAGTTGATTTTGACGGTCTTACAACTCTCCTCAAGGGAACAAGCACAGAGTACAACGCAGGCTCTGATAAGACAGTAGTTGACCTTTCAACAACTGCAAATCTTACAAGCAATTATCAGACTATGATTGATATGCTCAATGAGTTTATCGGTGGTATTGACGGCAAGCCAACATTCTTACTTGGTAACAGCAAGCTCATTGCAAAGCTCAAAAGTGTTGCTCAGCGTGCAGGCTATCTCACAAGAGCAGAGGACGCTTTTGGTAAGACTGCTCAGGGTTACGATAATATTATTTTTTACGATATGGGTAACTATTACAACGGCTCTGCCACAGTTCCCTGTGTGCCGATCTATGAGACAGGTGCATCAAGTTCAAAGGTAACAGGTCTTACAGACCTTTACGCTGTACAGCTTGGACTCGATGCTTTCCATGGTGTTTCCCTCAGTGGCTCATCAATCATTAAAACATATATGCCTGACCTTACTGCACCGGGTGCGGTTAAGAAAGCAGAGGTTGAAATGGTTGCCGCCGTTGCTCTCAAGAACACAACGAAATGCGGTGTATTTCGTAACATTAAGGTGTCTTGATATGTTTGCAGATTATTCTTATTATACAGATTCTTGGGCAGGTACTTTGATATCTGCTCAGGAGTTTAACAGCTATGCTCGCAAGGCTGAACGCTTAATTAACTATATTGTCAACGGTGGAGTAAAAGAGGTTACTGAGCCTGTAAAAAATGCTGTTTGTGCCGCTGCCGAGGCGGCATATGAGCTCCGCAAAAGCGTTGAGAACATTCCGCAGGGTATTAAGTCAGAGCAAACGGACGGTTACAGCGTTACATACAAGGACTACAACGCAGATGACCTTGCAGACCGAGAAAAAAGGGCAATGTTTAAAGCTATCAGACAAGAGCTATACAACACAGGCTTGTTGTATCAGGGGGTACGCTGATGTTTACTAATCATACAACTATAACTCTTTTTTGCAGCAAAGCCTTAGGGCGTGAAAAGCTATGGAGCAAATACACCTTGCGTGATGTAAATTTCCATGGTGCAGACCAGCTGCTTGTGTCCGATAAGGAAGTCAAGCGCAGTGAGGAGTACATCATTCGTGTGCCACACTCGGCTCTTGAAAATTATGTTGACAAGGCAACCTACAAGGCAATGCCTGCCGATGAGGCTTACAACTGCTTTACGCTCAAGAAAGGTGATTATATCGTCAAAGGCGAGGTTGACTGCGATATATCAAATTTAGCAGACTTAATTAAAAATTATGATGCACTTGAAATTGTATCAGTAACTGAAAATCTCAATGCGTCTAACTATTCAAAGCATATTAAATTGGTGGTTAAATGATTATTAAACTGCTTTTTAACACAACCGAAACAATGCTTAAAGACCGAGGCTTGCAGGCTGAGGGCAAGGTACAAAAAATTGTTGACAGCGAAGTCCTCCGCCGTTCTGACCCTTATGTGCCGTTTGACACAGGATACTTAAAGAAAAGTGGCATTGCAGGCACTAAGATTGGTAAAGGTGAAGTTATTTACAATGCCGTCTATGCTCATACAAATTACTATATGAATGCCGGCAAAGGCAAAGAAGGCACTTCTAAGGGCGGTTTGCGTGGCAAGTTCTGGTTTGAAAGAATGAAAGCCGACCATTTGGACGATATTTTAAAAACCGCCAAAGAAAAAAGCGGAGGTAAATAATGGAAACATCAATTATTAAATCATTGTTTAAGTGGTTTTGCAACTGTGAAATTCTTGAGGCTGATTCAGAGCTGAATGTTGACTATCTCGGCGAAGATGCAGAGCAGTACAGCATTGAAACCGTGCCTTGCAAAACGGTCGTGAAAAGCTATATTGACGGTTCGGCTAAATGTCAGTACCTCTTTATCTTTGCAAGCCGAGAATGTTACAGTCAGGAAAACGGAATAAATATGGCAAACCTTGAGTTTTACGAAAGACTCGAGGAATGGATTGCAGAACAGAACATAAACCGCAAATTACCTAAGTTGCCTGACGGCTGTACGGCTCAGTCAATTAAGGTGCAGTCATCGGGTTATGTAATGAACAATGATACTAAGACGGCGAGGTATCAAATACAGTGCCGTCTTGAATACACTAAAAATTTGGAGGTAAACAATGAGTGAAGTAATCAGACAGAGAAGAATGCAGGCAAATTATCTTAACTGCAGTAACGGCAGCAAAGAAAAAGCATTTGCACTTTTGGGAGTCGGAGCAAAGACACTTGACGAAAACCCGTCAGCTCAGACTAAAAGCCGTAAGTATGTATGCGATAAATCAGCAACTAAGTCAATCAGCGGATATGATTGGACTACTGCTTTTGATATTGACCAAATTCGTGAGCAGGACGCTATTAACTTTATTGTGAATATCGGTGAAAATCAGCTTGTCGGCGAAGATGCAGAAACCGAGTATGTTATCGTTGACCTTGACCAGAAGGAAGGTTCAACCGGTACATCATACCACGCACGCAAGTTTAATGTTGCTGTCGAGGTTGCATCTTTTACAAATGATGACGGCGAAATGGGCTGCACAGGTAATTTTCTTGGCAAAGGTGATCCTATTGAGGGTACTTTTGACACATCAACTAAAACATTTACAGCTAAATCTGCTTAAGGAGACATAAACAATGATTATTAATAATGTAACCTTGTCTGACATTGATGTTGCAGACGCACTTGAAATGGAGCGCTTTGAAAAGGCTAACGATACCGTAAGTGCAAAAATGAAACAGCTTGATACAAACGGTAAACGCAGGTCAGAGCTTATTCGTATTCAGTGCACTGCTATTTTTGAGTTCTTTGATGATGTTTTCGGTGACGGTACTGCAAAAAAGGTGTTTGGTGAATCGGTAAACCTTACAACCTGCATTAATGCGTATGAGGGCGTTATTGTTGCGGTTAATAAGCTTGACAAGGCTGTAGGCGAACAGTATAAATCAAAACTCGGCAACCGTCAGCAGCGTAGAAATAAGCACAAAAATCATTACAACAACCGTCCAAAGATTGTTAAGTGATGAATATGCTTATTAATTCTGTGCCCGACAGATTGAACATTGCCGGAACGGAATACAAAATCAATACTGATTTCAGAACTTGGTTGGAATTTGAAATGCTTTTATCGGAAAATGCGGAAAAAGCAGAAAATACTTTAGCTGATATTAAAAATCTTGTTTTTTGCAAAAATCAACCTCCGTCATTTGCCGATGAAAAGACTGTAAATCAAATTCTTTGGTTTTACCGCTGCGGAAAGCCTCCTCAGAAGGTTAACGGTAAATCTCATAAAGAAGTGTTCAGCTACGAATATGATGACGGTTATATCTGTGCTGCGTTTATGCAGCAGTATCATATTGATTTAAACTCTGCTAAGCTCCATTGGTGGAAGTTCCACGCTCTTATGCTGTCATTATCAGACAGCACAGAGTTTGTAAAAATAATGGGTTACAGGTCGATAGAAATCAATTCTAAAATGACAGCTGCTCAAAAATCGTTTTATCAAAAAATGAAAAAGCAATACAAGCTGCCTCTCAAGGAAAAAGTGCAAAAACAAATTTCAAGCATTGAGGACGCACTTATTAATGGAGAAACGATTGACAACCTTTTGTGAAATTTATATAATATTGTTAAAGTTATATTATTTCACGAGGTGGTACTATGAAAAAGACTTTATGTTTTCTTATCTTGTCATTGTTTGCAATCAACTGCACAGCTTGCTCAAGTAATGTTAATAATTCAAATCCTACTTTTGAAAATGTTACGCAAATAACATCTTCTGCTTCTAAAGCAGTTGAGGAAACTACTCTTGAACCTGAAACAACACAAAGTGATGTTTTATCTACATTAAGTGAAGACGACCTCATTCAAAGTATTGTGTCTGATTTTACGATAGATGGTGTAAATTTTACATATAAAAAATGTAGCGACAATTTATACTTGGTTAATTCAGATAATGGCAAGATTGATATAGATATTGCTCTGCTTAAACTTGATAATAAAATTTCAGTAGATTATATTAATGTAATTTTATCGACTGAAAGTACTGATGATATTTGTTACAAAGCACTTGTAAGAATGTTAAAGTCTGATATTTTCGGTTTAAGTTTACAGGAACAAATGGATATACTTGTTAATTATAAAACAGGTAAGGTATCTTTTGAAAATGGGACTTTATCTATATCAGAAGCTCAAAAAGATAATATTAGAGTAATTGATTTTAATTTTAAATGATGAAAAATAAATCAAAAGTAAAATGTCCTTACTGCGGTTATGAAATGCCCATATACTTTGACAAATCGTCAAGGTGTAGGGGCATTTTTGTATGCTGCAAAGGGCGAAACTGTAAGAAACAGTTTGGAATCGTAATAAATGATAACAAAAATAAATAGGGTCAAGTAGAGCCATTATGTGCCGATGACCTCAACGCTTAAAGGTGGTGAGTGATTTGGCATATGATGGCTCTATTAAAATTGATACAAAAATAGATACAAGCGGCTTTAAGAGCGGTATTGATAAAATAAAATCAATTGCTCAAGCTGGCGTATCTGCTGTAACAGCAACGCTCGCAGGCATTACAGCCGCACTCGGTGCAGGAGCAACCGCAGCGGCAACCGTTGGCTCATCTTTTGAGGCTGCTATGTCAAAAGTATCTGCAATCAGTGGTGCAACAGGTGATTCTTTACAAAGTCTGACCGATAAGGCAAAAGAAATGGGTGCAAAGACAAAATTCTCCGCATCCGAGTCGGCATCTGCTTTACAATATATGGCTATGGCAGGCTGGGACACAGAATCAATGTTAAATGGTATTGACGGTATTATGAACCTTGCAGCCGCTGACGGTTTGGACTTAGCAACAACCTCGGATATTGTAACAGACGCACTTACAGCGTTTAACCTAAAAGCCTCAGACAGCACGCACTTTGCAGATGTACTTGCCAAAGCCTCAAGCTCGGCAAATACGAATGTATCTATGCTTGGCGAGAGTTTTAAGTATGTAGCACCTCTTGCAGGCACAATGGGCTACTCTGTCGAAGATGTTTCCCTTGCCCTCGGTCTTATGGCTAATGCAAGTGTCAAGGGCAGTATGGCAGGCACAAGCCTTAAAACGGCACTTTCTAACCTTGCCTCTCCTACAGAGGAAATGTCTAATGTTATGACGCAGTACGGCATATCTATTTCAGATGCAGAAGGCAACGCTTTACCACTCATAGATGTAATGAAACAGCTGAGGGAAAAATTCAGCGGCTTAAGCGAAACTGAGCAGGCAGCAGCTGCAAGCACTCTTTTCGGTAAAGAGGCAATGAGCGGTATGCTTGCGATTATCAACGCAAGCGACAGCGACTTTGACAACCTTACTCAGAACATCAACAACGCTGACGGTGCGGCTGCGGCAATGGCTGATACTATGCAGGATAACCTGCAAGGTCAAATTACTATTCTTAAATCAGGGCTTGAGGGCTTAGGCATTGAAATCTATGAGGGTATGTCAGCTCCTCTGCAAGAGGCAGCTGTCGAGGCACAAAACTATGTAAACCGCTTGACTGAGGCTTTCAAAAACGGCGGACTGTCGGAAATGATTGAAGAGGCAGGCTCTATTTTCGGAGAGCTTGCAGTAAAAGCGGCTGAGGCTGCACCTGAGATGATTAATGCCGCTGTTGACTTTTTGCAGGCTTTTGTTGACGGTATAGCAAAAAATGCCGATAAACTTGCAAAGTCTGCTGTTGATATAATTCAAACTTTAATAACAAGTCTTATCGAACACGCACCTAACTTATTCAAAGCCGCAAAGGTTATTGTTTCAGAGCTTGTTGATAATCTTAATAAGCTGTTGCCTAAAGAACTTCAAGCACCCGTTAAAGAAGCTGTAAACACTATTAAAAAGTCATTTGAAAACGGCGGTCTTAAAAAGGCTATTGAAAGCGTAAAAAACATTGTTGTCAACTTAGGCAAGGCTTTTACAAATGTAGCAAAGGTTGTTTTGCCACCTTTGTCTAAAGCAGTTGATTTTCTTGCTGATAAATTTGACATACTTTTGCCTATTGTTACATCTTTATATGCAGCATTCAAAGCGTACACAATTATATCGACTATTACTTCACTGTTCAAAGCTCACACCGCAGCGGTTACAGCAGAAAGTTTAGCCGAAGCTGCTTCACTTGGCACAATTACACTTAAACAAATTGCAGTAGGTGCATTAACAGGAGAGATTACTCTTGCGACTGCGGCTCAATATGCTTGGAATTTAGCTATGAGTTTAAATCCAATCGGTATTGTTGTAGCAGCTGTAGTTGCTCTAACTGCAGGCATTACGGTTATGTGCGGTGTTATGTCTGATTCATCAACTGAAACTTCCAATCTTGAAATTGCTCAGGAAAAGCTCAAAGACAGTAATCAAAGGCTTGGAGAATCATACGAGGAAATCGGCGGCAAATTTACTGATTTTCTCGAGGGCATAGAAAATTCAGGAAGTATCTTTGATAATTTTAATGAAGAAATAATTATCTCAGAAGACGAAAAGCAAGAGCTTTCAGACAATATGAACAGCGTTCAAAAGGAAATAACTGATGTGTGCTCAACAGCAGCAGAAGAACGCAGAAAGCTTACAGGCGATGAAATTTCAAGACTTGATGAGCTATTTCAAAAAATGCACGAATTGGCAGTTCAGGAGCTTGCTATTGAACAAGCTAAGCAGGGAGTTGTTATTTCTCAGGCACAAGCGTTGTGCGATTCTTCTGATATTTCACTTGAAGAGTATATTTCTCGCTCTCAGAAAATCACAAATTCAGCAGAAGAAACAAGAACAACGGTTATTGATAAAGCATACGAGCAATATACAGAAGAAGTAGCCCTGCTTGATCAAAAGCTAAAAACCAATTCAGATTATACTAAAGAACAACACGATGCAGATGTTGCGGCAGCTGAAAAATCTTATCAAAATGCTGTTGATTCAGCTAATAAGCAAGCAGCTGATACTGTTGCTATTATTGAGGATGGTTATAAGCAGCGAGCAGATGTGATGACTGATTATACAGACAAACTCAATCAGCTCAACAATGATGAAGAAACAGAGAATTACAATCATTCGGTAAAGCTCGGTAAAATTGAACAAGATTACTATGACAAACTTCAACATTACAGAGATGAAGGCTTACAGGGTATTGATTATGATACTATGCGTAAGGTTGCTTATGATGAAATGCAAGAACGAGAAGCAGAAGAAAATCAGCGTCATATAGAAGCTATAACTAAAACAAGAAACAGTCAGCAAAAATTACTTGATGATAAAAATTATCAGAATCAGCTTGCAGGATTTCTTGCACTTGAAGGGTTGTACGAAACATATTCGGGTAAGACTAATGAAAAATCTCAAGAAATAGTTGATGCCTTTCACGAACCAATGAAAAATCTTCCTGATGATACAAGAGAAGCTTTTGAAAACGCTGTCAGCGGTGGCATTGAAGGTCTTAACAATAAAAAAGAAACTATGTTCAGTACAGCCTCTAACATAGCCTCATCAGTAATTGGCATTTTCAAATCCGCTTTTGACGAACACTCTCCGTCAAAGGTATTCAGAAAAATCTTTAAGTATACTCTTGAGGGTGGCGAAATAGGTCTTGATGACGAAGCACCAAAGCTGTACAAGCAAGCTGATGATGTTGCGTCTACATTTACAGACCGCTTGCAGTCGGGTGTATCAGCTGACGGCTTGGTGTCAAAAATGCGTGCTGCCGTAGCAGAAGGTAAAAACTTTGTAGCAGAACAGCTCACTGCTAATGTAGTGCATACAGTTGATATGCAAAATGCTGATAAACAAAAAGTAGTGCTACAAGGCAACATAGTAAATCATCTTGAGGTTGACGGCAGAGAGTTTGCAGTTGCAACAGCACCATATATGTCAGAAGAATTAGCATGGGAGGATAACAATTTATGACCGAAATGTCTGTAAATAACATTGATATTTCTAATTACAGTGCAAGATTGCTTAGCTATTCTGTAAGTGGTACTACGCTTACAAATAATGTTTCAGCTAATACAAATCTTGTGAAAATGCCTGCATTGTATTCTGCCGAATACGGAACAAGAACGCTGACTGTTACTCTTACTTTCTCTCCTCACTTGGACGGTTGTTCTGCAAAAGGAACAGAGATTACGGACAGATACGCAGCTGCGACCGATAATATTGCAAGGTTTGAGGCAGAACTAATCGGTAAAACAGTTGAAATAGCTTTGCCGGACGGATATATGTACTCCTCAATAGTTACCTCGGTTTCTGAGACCGCCGAAAAGTTTGTGTAA